AGAGACGCAAAATAAGCGTCCAGTTGCGATTGACTGTACGCTTTATCCTCTCCGCCTGATATAGTCCCGCTCAACCCATCGTCTCCAATACTCGTTACAGCCTGACTGCCGTACGGATCGCCCATCTGAGCGTTTTGCATACGCTCCTTGCGAATTTCTTCACGTTTAGCTTTGACGTTCTCAACGCCCAGCCGTTTCATGCCGCCTGCCTGCGATTCAAGTTCGCTGCTCATCTCAAGGGTTATTAGTTCGACAAGTTCTTTGCGGTTGTCCGGCAATGGCAATTGAAACTTGACTTCGTTTGTATAATCGTCAATTGCGTGGACAACGGAACTATCATACGAAAAATTGGGGTCGCCTGTACGCGCCTGTAGATATTTAATCGACTTTTCGTGGAGTTCCGATAGTTGTGCGCCCCAAGTCAGCCAATCCTCCTCGGTTTCCGAGATAATGTCCTTGAACAGCACTTGCAGTGTTTCTCCGTTCAGACCGCCAAAATTGAGGTCCTGCGGAACGACCTGCGGAAGCCCTGTTACCTCGTGCATAGCTCCTTTTACGCGTTTATACTGCTCTGAAAACGCCTCAGTCCACGTAAAACTATGTTCTATCATCTTAATGTCCGGTCTTGATCCTTCTCCGTTTCCGCGTGCCTCTAAGACTGCGCCTGGAGCTTTTCGGATTTTTTCCGCTGTACCGTCTGGTGCGTCAAGCACTGCCATCATCGAGAACATCTCGAACTTCAACGAATCTATTGCGTCTTCATTCATTTGATTTAAAATATCGTTGTGTTCCCTTAGATCGCTGACCTCTCCATCTCCGACATCATCCGCCAACAAGTCTTTATTCTCGAAGATCACAACTGGGATAAAATTGAGTCCCATCGGAGACCTCGGCTGAATCGTTTCTATAAGATCGAGGTTGTCTGTACGATAAACAGCCTCAGATATATAGCACTCGTCAGTGTTTTCGTCCAGCTCGAACGTCTGAATCTGTACGACTTCTACGTCCTTTCCATCGATATCCCTCGTTTTGTGCTGAATGAAGTGACATGCAAGCATATCCTCAAAATCATCATCCGAAAAGATAGGAACAAATTCGTTATCGGGACGCCATATCCACCGCAACTTGCCGGTGCGCTGGTTATACGCAATCTTACAAACGACCCTGTCCGCTATAAATCGGTCACGTGCCGCCTGTATGAGTTTGACACGCATTTTGTTTTCGTCCCACAGCTTTTGCAGTAGTTTTTCGTAATTCTCCGCCTTTTCGTCTGCCCTCTCCTGCTCCGCTGACGGAACGTACCCAGGCTCGACAGCGTCCAAGGGATCGTCAATCTGTTTCCGAGGAACATGGACGGTATGATGTCCGCCCATTTCCCACTGCGCCTTCTTATCGATAATAACCTTGAAATAGTTCGTAGCGTAGCGGGTCGGCGTGTAATCAAGATCGGCAGGCGGTTTAAGTTCAGACGCCTTCACAAGTTTACCGTTTTCGTCTGTGTGTTGGTATCCGTGATAGTAGGCGTAAGAGTCAAGTTGATTGCTGATCCGCTCCCGAGTTTCCTTACCCAAAGCAAGGTCAAATTGACTGAATAGCAACTCGTCCAAATCCTCGGGACTCAATAAGTTGTAGTCGACTATATTGACCGCCTCCTTTTTGTCTGGTTTTCGTAAAGTTAAGGTCTTCCGTTTTTACCACTAAACGCCGTCAGATACTCCACCTCGTGAATAACCGCGTCATCGAGGTTATGAGTGATTCGGACATCGCGGATACCATTTACGCGTTCTCCGTCGATGTATAGTTCCGAATGTTGTCGCCCGTCCTGGCTTACGAAGACCAGTTTCGGGGGAGTGTCGCAGGAACATCCGCAACCGCAAACGTAGCATTTACAACACGCCATTAAATCACCTCCGCGAATAAAATCGGCTTCGTACCGTTCGTACGTAATTGCTTCCTGACGATGCCGCGGACCAAGCCATGTGAACTCCGTCTGGCCCGTCGTCGTGTACCATTGGATACATCTCGAACTGATCGAGCAATAATCGTTGATGTCGTTGGAATCGTAATCTACCGGCCTGAACTTCCGGTAAAAGGGATTCTATACGTAATGCCTTACGGGTCCGTTGTTTTATCTTCTTTAAACGAGTGTGTGCCGGATATCCGTGCCGTTTTAACTCCTCGCCCAACTTATGCGCGAACCATTCCTGCGCCATCTGCGCCTCTACCGCCAAAACGTCGTATTGATATAGGAGAGCGCGTTTAACGACTTCCTGCATGAGTATGTCTGGATGAACCTTCTCGATAAACGCGTCCATCACGTAACAGATTCCGGTATCTACGTTTTTCGCTAATGTGATAATCGCGGAATAATCGCCTTTTTCCTTGCCCATTGCAAAGTCCACCGCGCCATAATATTTTAGGTTTTTATCGGTCAGATCAGATTCGACGAAATAGGTGAAATACTCAGGCTTGAATATTTGCCGCTCCTCGTCCGTCGGATTGTTCTGGTATTCCTGGTTGAACGCCTTAATGCCGTCATTCTCACGAATTAAAATCAAGTCATAGTACGTCCAATATCCTGGCCAAAGGATGTCGGCTCCTTCGAGCATCTTGTCCTCGTGTTCTTCGAAAAACTTACGCGCTTTATCTGGCGCTTCCTTTTCGTCTTTCAAGTAAATGTCGCGCCATTTCTGCCACAAGTCCTCATGGTCGGCAAACTTATTGATCGCGGCGAACTTCCGAGATTCGAAGTCCCGCCGTTCTTCTACGACATAGTGAAGTAACGAACCGTAGCAAAGGATCGTCCCAAGGTAAATGCAAAGACCTTCCTTAGATAGCGCTTGGAGCATTTCCTCACGGAACCATGTCTTCGACTTCTCAATCAATTCCGGAGTGTTCGTTGATTCATCGCTTTCCAGATCGTCTAAAATGAACAAGTCCGGACGCGTCGAACCGTGACGCAAACCCCTCGTTTGGGTGCCGAGACCCTTCGCCTCAACCTTCGTATTGGAGGTCGTGATAAATTCGTATTTGTTGTCAAGTTCGTTCATAGACGGCTTGACGTGCAGTAATTCACCGAAATCCTCGCGTAGCTTTTCGTTGAGCTTCAATTGATATCGGCCCCAAGTAATAAAGTCTCCGGCGACGTCCGTCGTTTCCGAAAATAGTACGATATACTTCTTATGTCGATATACGATCTGATGGATGAGGAAAATATTAGACAGCCATGCGGTCTTCGCGTGCCTACGCGGACAGGCCCAGGCGATGTGGCGTTTCACCTTGTTCAACGTGACATCGTCCAACATCCGACATAATTCCTTGTGGAAGTCTGCGGAGTTTTCCTCGTTTACACCCTCCGGAATCAAATTATCGGGATTGTCCGGATTAAAGCCTTCGGAAAAGTACGTCAGACCAAAGTAAAGTACGTCATGCTCTCCTCGGTGGACTCGCTTCAATCGTTGAATTTCGTCAAGCAAGTGTTCAAGTCGTGAGAGATCGGACGAAGTCGCCTGACCCGTTTCGATCAACTTACCGAGCAACTTCGTCTCTTCTTCGTATTCGGCGATAACTTTGGCGCGTTCGTCGTACTCGAGCCAACGCCCGTCAACGTAAGCCATTACGCATCACCGCCCTCTGACGCTTCCTTCAAACGCTGTAAGAGTTCGTCCTTACGTTCGTCAAAGCTACGATCTTCGTCACCGCTTTTGATCGTGACTTCGCTTTTCTGATCGAGGTCGCCGATCCGTTTCAAGAACGTCTCAATTCCGCGTACGGAGCCTCGTTCAATGGACTCTATCAATTTCGAATAAACTAGCGGCAGGTGCGAATCCGCGAACTGTGCTGCGAGGTGATTCTTGTAATTGATGAAGTTGCGATCATGCGTCTTCCACTTATGAATCGTCTTACGCGTTACTCCGACTTCGTCCGCAATCTGTTCGATTGTCTTTCGCTCTGATTTCGGAGTAAATTCGTACTCTACGAGCTTATATGCGGCTTCTCGCTGTCCTGGACGCAACTTGTTCTCGTCATACTGGAATTGCTTGGCCATGTGCGTTCACCTCCTTGAAAGTAATAAGTCCGTGCCGTCTATATTTAACGTCCTAGTCACGGTGTTAGGACGAATTGATTTGACGTTACATTTGCGTTGTGTTAACGTAGTGTCCGAGGTTACAATCGTCTTGTTTTCGACCCCCGTGTTACGAAATTTTGTCGGAAATGTTTGCGTGCCTCTCATGTGCGAACGTCCGTTCGTACCCCCGCCCATTTTGCGAACGCGGGTTCGCGGGAACGTATGTTTGAGTCCGATAACATACATTACGTAAACTAGACTTTAACGTACTAAAGACCGCCTAAAGCCACGCCATTACTGGCGTTGCGACGTACATGGCGGTCATTTGTTCGTGTTTATGGCGTCCCTCTGTTCCGTTTTCCGCGTCATTCGTACTCTATATGCCGCCATCTGTACGACATCTTCCGTCCCATCGTACCCCTTCGTATTTCCGGAGTGCGTCCGTCGTGAACGCCGTGCCAGATAAATAATAACGTCCCCCATTCGTCAATAACCCGGACACCTACCGTCATCTGACGTCTTTCCTACGTCTCACACATTCGCCACCTATCGCCTACCCTACGGACGCATACCGTCATATCACGTCCTCTAATCCGTCTCACGCATTCGCCCATCCCTCGATTTCAATCCACGCACAGTAACCACGAGAAACCGTCTCTATACGTCCTATATAACGCCGTAGACAATCGGATATATCCACGTAATCCCGCGAATGTGTCCGTATAGATGAACGCATAATGTACGAAATATCAGCGGGTTACATACGATGGATAACGAATACATACGAAGTATACCGAGTACATACGAAATATAGTCATGCGATATGAGACGTTTATTTCGGAAAGGTCGACATATACCGTCATATCGTTCTATACCGTCTTATATCGTTACTTTTCTAAATATCATTCGACTCACTTCGTTCGTCGTATTAGACCGCTTATAACCGTTCTATACGTACTATATCTAACGAAAGAAAAACGATAAAAAAGAAAGTAAAGGAATAATGAATGTCTCTATAAAGAATAGCCTTGAACACAAGTGCTATGACTATACCATTTTGAAACTTTTTTTCGTGCTATTCGTCCAAACGATGAAAAACGAAACATGACGACGTAAAAACGAGAAAAACGGAGAAAAAAGTTTTGCGGCCGCATGCGTAAAAAGTCCGTTAAACACTGTCATACCGCCGAAAACCGAACATCCCGGCGAACGTTTACCGTATTTAAAACCGTCTCATATCGCCTTATACCGTCCAATATGGCGTTATTTGACCATTGTCATATGACTCGGTAAACGATACAATGTAATCAACGTCAAGGGAAAATACACAACGTTCCCACGGCGAAATAAAAAAGTCTTGACACGGTAAACGCAACGTGCTAGACTATAGTCACAATCGAAAACAGCATGCCGGACCGGACGTTGCCGCAAACTCCCCGCGACAGGAAAAGGCGGAAAACGGCGTTCATAAGGCGAACCCTAACGATTGTTGACGACAACTGACTCACTAGCCACGGAAAACAACGTTCCTTGAAAATCGAATAAG